CAAGCTTTTGTTCTTTTAGCTGCTCAATATCTTGCCAACCACTTTCAGAAACAATATCCAACCAAACAACTTCTACCATTGGAAATCTATCTTGCCAATGTTTAGCTTTTTTATTTATATTTATTTTTCGTCTTAACACTTACAATACCTACCGATGTATAAAGTTGTGGGTTATGTATTTTATTGAAAACTTGAATCCACTCAGAGAAACTAGCTTTCTTCAATTTGCTCAGCTGTGCTTTCGACAACGTCAATGGTCTTCGCGTTGTAACCATCGATTTTGTTTGAAAGTTCCTTGAGTTTATTTTCAAGTTCTTCACGTGACATGCCCTCCAACCCTGTTACTTTAACTTCTTTTCTATCAACATATTGTCCAGCCAATTGACCAGATCTATATTCAGCATTGATTGCAGCAGCATATTGTTTATCAGCTTCTGCACTAAGAGCTATACGTTCTAATCTCTTATAACGTCTAAGGTTGTCACCTTCATATTTAGCACATTCTTCTTTGTAAATTCTGTCTAAGTATTTAACGACATGAGGATTTAATTTTCTATTAGTTAACCTTGATGCAATAACAGAATAATCATTTTCATTCTTGCATTCAAAACCTGCCTGCTTACAAGCTTCAGCTTTAGTTATGTTACCCCAATTCTTCACATAGATATCAATAAACTTACGCTGCTTTAAAGTCAGGTCGTCTTCAGTTCTCAGTTCTTTCTTTTTCAATCCCATAATTATTTTCTACTATATAGATTATTTTAACCCCTGTACACAATACCAAAAAGCAAAAGTTGAGTTCCCGCAAGACACCATATAATAGTTTTATTAATTAGGTGTCCCTTAGGGACACCATAGGGACACCACTAGGGACACGTTAAAATCGATTAAAAGCATTGGTATTATTGAATAATAGTACTTTAGGGACACCAGGGACACCTGTTTAGGGTTCGATACAAAATATTTTTTTAATTAGTCTAAGATATCTATATAGAGAAATTTAAAAGATTGCAGCATATTACAGAAAATGCTATAAATTCTACTTTATAAACATAGCGGCCACCATTAAACCTTATTGGTTCGGTTTCCGGTGGCCGGTAACCTTTCACACATAGTTCTTGCTAACTTTTACCGATTCACGTACAATGGATACTGAGCTTTTTTCATTAGCTCACTCTTAGGTTAGTTAGATTCCCTGCCAGGTTTTTTATTTCTTATTGCACCTGGCAGGGTTAACCTATCAATCTGTGTTTTAATTATTTTTCTCGCTTCCTTACTTTTAGCTGCTCTGTAACGTTTATACTTATCTCTATACTCTATCCAAATAAGCTCATCTTTGGTAAAATAGATAACCTTTTCACGTTTTAATTTTAAAAATCGATCCTTAACAAATACCGGATCCATGTCAGCATACCAACACACGGTTTCAAAATTATCATTAGCATTCTTAAACCAATTATAAGAATCTTCCTTATTATAAACATCACGCTTATTATTAGTTTTAATAATACAATCTTCAAACGCCTGGACAATAATTGCCTGGAATAATCTTTGCTCAGGATGTTTTACATTAACAATCCTGTAAGCCATTTCAGTGCCCAAAATCTTTAACAAGGTCGGTGAGTAATTCACTATATTGCTGCTGCTCCCTTTTAGGAAAATCAAGCTCTTGCGACTCTACCCACTCGTCAAATACATGATCAATGAATCTCATTCTACCGGGGCCATCTAAGGTTTCCATAATCTTATAATGATAGTTACCTAATGATTCAAAAGTTTCATCGTCCATGATCAACGTGACTGCAGAGTGGGAAAAGATATAGATATGGAAATACTCTGCAATCACGCATCATTCTTAAAGACCAGGTGTATGCCTTTAGCCTTAGCTGCAGCTTTACGACCGATCTTCCAACACTCATCAACTTTGTCAATGAATGAAAGACTGAAATTTCCTAAACCAAAATCATTTCCACAATACAACTGAAACATCAAGCTTGTCATTTCATCATAGGTCTTTTTATTCGGACATATCATTACTAACTTCTTTAGCGTATTTTCTAACGCTTCAGGACTTGCCTTTTGTTTCTGTTTCGCCACTTAGTCTCCTAATTAAATTGTTAATTTAAAAACTAATTGTTCGTTGTTGTTGTGAAAATAAAGTGTTTATAAAAGCCCCACTTTTTCATTTAGGCTTAGGAATACGTTAATTGATTAATATAGAATTTTATTTTTAATTGCAACCATAAAAAAAGGGGCCAGATCTCCCAGCCCCTTCTTCAGTTAGTAATCAGATCCGATCTAACTTATTTACCGTTGAGCAGTGCGCGCCCTTGCTTCAGTAAATTCTCTCTCATAGCCTCAACAGATTTACCCTCTTTCTTGGCTATTTTTCTAATCTCCTCATCAACTAATTTAGCTATCATATTACCAGGTCTTCTAAACCCTTCCTTACCCATAGCTCTGATGATGCAGTATGACTCAATATCTACTGCACAAGATTTCCATTTATTTATGTCCATTATGCTGCGTCCTCTCTTTTATCAAAGTCTCGGTCAAGTGCAAATTTAAGTAAATCAACCTTTTTGTCTCTGGTTAATCCACCGTTGTACACTCTATCCAATTGTTCAATGTATTCATCTTTTGATGTAACTGCACTTAATTTTCCACCCTTAGATCGCATTGCAGATTTTAATCTGTCAAAACTAAACTTAGGATGTTTGCACAAAATTAAATAAGCTCTAATCAATTGTCTTTTTAATTTTGTAGCTGAAGGATCAATATGCTTAGCGATGTGTGTCATCTCTTTAGCAATTCGATCAAACTTTGCAATGTTGCCTGCAGGAATTGAGAAATTACCAAGTTTAAAATCCTCGGTCATATCTTTAAACACCGTTGCCTTACCGTTTAGCAGCGCAAGTGTTTCTGCAACTGGCATACCAAATTGTTCCATCTTCGATCTACAGATTTTATAATCTTGTCTGTTACGATCACAGTGAAACTTTAAAAAGTTATCCAAGTTCCAGTTCCGTTTTCCGGTGTTCATTCTCGCAGTATCAAGAGCATCATCCGATTCAGAGATTATAAAATAAACTTCTAAACCTAATTCTTTTCTTGCCTGCAAAGTATGTTGACCATCAATTACTTCGTAATTTTTATTTACAGTAATTGCAGCCTTCGTATCTTTATCAGCAATCAATCGTTTAATCCGTTCTACATGAACATGATCTACTTCACGATTACCTCTAGATTTTTTAAACAACGAATAATCTTTCGTTGCAAAGTATTTGTTTTTTATTTCTTTAACTGACATTTTTTTTCTCCTTATTGGTTAGTTAAAAGTTACGTAAAGCAGTGCCCCAACTAAAATTAAAAAAATTTTAGGTGGTATCACTAGCAGCATAATTAAAAGACAGAATTTATAAAACTGATTGATCATATTTATTATTCTCTCCTTCAATATGGCTGTAGATTAAATCCATCGCGACCTGCTCATTTATCGGATAGATAGGATGCATTTCAAAGTTCATAGAGCATTGCTGCAACCTACGCATTTGCTCTTGGAAGTGATCGTCTTTATATTCTAACGGTTCACCATTGATGTTGTTGATTTGAGTCTTGCTCAAGATATCATCAACCTCTTTAACCCAATTAGTAAATGTTTCACTGTTGGATTTAAGTTTTATTATATTCATGTTATACTCCTTGTTAGTCATGCAGTATTTATAAACATTAAAATAATAATTGCAAGGATTAAATAAGATAGGATAATATAGGACTATGAAGTTTATTTTAATATTGCATTTATGCACCATGCTAACAAATGAATGTTACGAATCATTACATGTAAATATGGAATTTAATGATCATAGATCCTGTGCCCTTGCAGGTTATGATATTGCAGGTAAATCTTTAGAACAATTAAACCCTAAAAATGTAAATGATGCAGAATTAGCAGTAAAATTTGAATGTAAAAAGATAGGAAAAAAGCCAATTATTCCACTACCTAAACCTGGAACACCCTCATAGTTGCAATAACCATACAATTTGATATATAATACTACATGAAGCTATATCGCGTCCAAGCAAATTATAA